GCTCGGTCGTTTACGAAAAGACTTTCTAGCACATTCATATGCGTTTTGACCATTGAATAATATGTTACATCAGCAGCCAATAGATTGTAAAGATCGTTTTGTGCGAATTGATAATCAATATCGAATAAGCCACCTGAGTTTGATGTTGAGCCAACACCACCGAACTTGAACATTCTTGTAACACCAAGAATATTATCTGCGATTGCGATGTATCCGTTTTCGATATTTCCTTTTACGATAGAACTGATTGTAGCAGTTACGCCAGAGTCTTCGCCTGTAATAACTTCGTTTGCTTCAAACTTTTCTACGGTTGATACGTTTTCATAAATTACTTTTGTGCCAGAACTGCTTTTATCTACAATAGCTTTTGCGCCTGATGTTCCACCTGTAATCGTTTCTCCTGCATTAAATGTAGCAGATGAAGAAAGATTTAATGTCGATCCTTCGAGTGCTTTCTTAATATATACACGCTCGACACCATCAAAGTGATGTTCTTGCCATAATTGTATGGCGTCATCGACACGATCGCTTACTTGATCGTCATCTACATTGATTTCGATTACAGGGAATCCTAATCTTCTGAGGCAGTAATCTATAAGTTCTTGTCTAGTTGATAGAGCCATCTAAACCCCTGTTTGTTAATATTGTTAAGTCTATGTCACTATTTATAAGAGTTTGAAGTGGGAGTGGGCGAGGATTTGCTGATGACTATGTTATGACTGGCTTGGCTTATCTTCTGCCCTTAACATATGTCCCTCGAGGTTGTCAGCTTCAGCGCACTACTGCCAGAGTTATGCGCAACTCGCCCACATTATTTCGTCACTTGGGGTGTAACTGTAACAATTCCTTCAACAACTCTTATTGTTTCGGATGCTGAAGCAGATTCAACGTCATAAACGTATCTTCCTGCTTTTAAATTTCCTGTCTGGGCTGCGGTTAATGATAGTGTGATAACACCTGTACCGTCTACTTGCGCGGTAGTAAAATCTGTGGATGACGAACTGTAATAGCTTTTTCTTATTTGTGCGGTTGTTGTATAGCCAGTCAGATCTTTTGCTGAACCTGTGCTATCTTTGGCAGTGACTGTCGTAGAGAATGTTGTTCCCTGATCAATTACTATATTTTGTTGAGTTGCCATTAATTTTACTCCTTTTGCTCTTATTTATAAGACTTGACTTATTACAAATATTAAGGTAATATATAGATTGCTATGCTTACAATACATACATTATTATATGGTGACAAGTATAATTTCGATGACGTGAATCGGATTGCTTCTACAATAGGCATTGGAGAAGGTTTCCAATACCGTTATGTTTGTCATACTGATCAGGGTGAACGCCTTCGTGATGAAGGTCTTTATCCTGAAATTAATTTGCGATGGGCAGACTCAGAACTTGGAACATTCGAGAAAGTAAATATCTTGGGTCAAGACTGGGGACAATCATTATATTTAGATTTAGACGTGGTAATACAAAAACCAGAAAAAGTCTGGGATTTGTTCACTGATAACTTAAAGATTTGTAAAACTTGGTGGAAACACGATGGATTCGAATCTGAACATGGCGGTGGTGATTTCAATTCAAGTGTAATGGCTTGGAGAGGATTTCAAGGTGTTAAAATCAAGAAACACTTTAACGAAAATCCATACAAATGGATAAAAAAATATAAGGGTTGTGATGATAAATACTTATTCCACGAGCATAAAAATGACTTTGATACATATGAAAAAGGAGTTTTATACTCCTATATGTATGGAATTGACCACGAAACGGATGTAAGTCCGCGTGGTAGAAAATACAGACCTGACCCAACAATTTGTTTGTTGAATGGTCAGGATCGACATAATTTTGATTTGAGGACTGATTACTATACTCACTTTTCTAACGATAAAGTGGGGTGAAAAATACTCTCCTGATTATGTAAATAATCTATATGGAATGATTGATGCTAATTATGTCAATCAGTTTCGTATGGTTTGTTTCACAGACGAGCCAGAAGGCATTCGCGAAGAAGTAGAAGTACATCCCATTCCTGATATAAAACCACTTCATCCAAAGTATTGGTTCGGAGAGGAGAACTATTGCTGGGATCGTTCTAAATTTTTATTGTTCAATGCGGAAGAATGGCTTGCAACGACTGGACCATTCTGTTACTTTGACCTTGATGTTATTATTCAAGACTCTATTGACGAGTTTTATGACCTTGCATTTAAACCACATATCTTATATTCACACTGGCAACCTGAAGGGCAACTCAAATTAAGAAGATTTAGAGATATACGAGGAACATATTTTAACTCCAGTTGTATGATGTGGTGGTCTGATCAGCCGAAAAAAATATATGAAGATGTGATAGAGAATCCAGATACATTCAAAACATTCTATAAGGGTTCAGATAATTACCACCAATGGCGTAGACCAGCAGGAACTGAGTTCTGGAACTTCTTACCGCATGAATGGTATTATAGTTACAACTATCAAGATACAGATTATGATGCAAAACTTGCTCTGTTCAATCAAAATATGATAGAGGGAGAAGATACAATATCAATAGAACAGTTAGAAGATTCTATACTTCTCAATCACTGGTATGGTAAGTATGATATGTATAAAGATTTTCCTACTCGCGTTGTACTAGAATTATCTAATAAACACAATGACACAGGAAACTCGTTCAACGATATATTTGTTGAAGATGACGAACTTACATTGCAAGACATAAAAAGAATATTCCAAGACCCACCTGAATATGTAACCTTTTTACATACGCTTTCTAAACCGAGTCGTTGTAAAGATTATATGAAAATTATAGAGTGGTTTGAACAACAAGGAAGTCAAGTAATGATTCCAGCGATGGATGATAATGAACCGTGTGATGTTTTAAATATACCTGACTTTGTAGAGAGACCTGAGCACGTAACGAGAGAAAACATTAAGAAATTTAAACAAAAAGAAGAATATAGGAATGTTGCAAAAGAAGAAAAATGGGTGATTGATTGTGAAGCCAGAAACGAAAATATGGTTTACATCAATGCAAAAGGACAAGTTTTCCCTTGTTCATATATCGCGAGAGATATTTTAGAGAATAGACTTTACCCTCTCCATCCAATAGACTATCCGTACAATCCTAAATATAATAACGCGAAGTCCTTTCCATTAAAGGAAATTGTATATAATGCGGACTTTGAATGTTATAATGATAGTCTAAAAAAAGACCATTTGAAAATTTGTAAAGAGACTTGTGGAAGATGCGTGTAAATTTTGTATGTGCTAAATGGGGCACAAAGTATGGTGCACACTTTGTCAACAGACTTTGTAATATGGCTCGTAGGAACTGCCCTGATCAGTTTGACGTACACTTCTATTGTTACACTGACGATGATACTGGTCTTCAATCTGATATTAAAGTTATCCCCTTTCCAGATATTCCGAACATCCATCCTAAGTATTGGTTTGGCATGGACGATTTTAAGTACGGAATGGCTCGTTGTTGGGATCGCGCAAAAACTTTCGTTTTTAACACCCATAATTTCGCCGATGACAAACCTACTGGTCGGTTCGTCTTTCTAGATCTTGATGTAATAATCCAAAACGATCTGACTCCTATAATTACTTACAATATGGAACAACCTACAAAGATGCGTTCTTGGTGGCAAGATCCTAGACCTATGAATAGTAGAAGATTTAAACTATCACATGGTGCATTTACCAATGGCAGTTGTCAAGTATGGAGTGATGACCAATGCGAACCAATATGGAAAGACGTATTGAAACACCAAGAAAAAATCTGGTTTACGTTTACAGACGGAACTGATAATTACCATAGTTGGCGTTGGAAAGAACTATGGGATTATTTTCCAAGTTGGATGGCATACTCGTATAATCGTGGTCGCTCTTGGGATGAAGATGATTTAAATGTAGGAATTTATAGAGAGAATTGTATCCTCTGCGTATTTAATGTCGACCTTCTTCCCTTCGAAGATGCATCGCGAGGTACAACAAAACAAGACGAATTAGTCGACCCAAAACTATTAGAACACTGGAAATGAAGATAGGATTTACTGCAAGCGCATTTGATTTACTGCACACTGGTCACGTTATTATGTTGCAAGAAGCAAAACAACAATGCGATTATTTAATATGTGGATTACATTTTAACCCTAGATGGGAAAGAAAAGAGAAAAATAAACCTGCACAGAATATCGTTGAACGATATACACAACTGAAAGCAGTGAAGTATGTAGACGAAATTATACCATATTCAACTGAAAGAGAACTATTAGATATTTTAGAATTGTATCCAATTGACATAAGAATTATCGGCGAAGAATATAGAGATAAAGATTTTACTGGTAAGGATATGGGAATAGAAATTTATTACAATAAACGTCAACACAGATTTAGTAGCAATGAATTACGAAACAAGATTTTGGAGAGGTAAAGACTGGCTATGGACAGTTGATGACCACCACGCATGGAGGCATCTGACACAACAATACCCTGACATTCCTCAACAAGTTCTTGAAGAAGTTGGCGATGTGAGTATGGTTATTCAAGCTGGTGGACATTGCGGTTTATACACATGGCAATATTGCTCTGTGGTTAATGAAGTTGCAACATTCGAGCCAGATGCTTGGAATCTAAAATGTTTGAAAGAAAACTTAAAAGAATATAATAATGTATCAATATATCCATATGCTCTTGGTAATGAAGATAGAAAATGCGGTATAATGAGAGACAGAGTAAACAGCGGTGCAACAAGAGTAAAACGAAGAGGTGAATTACTGCAGGTTACATTAGATAGATTTCATTTAGAACCTGATTTAATTCACCTAGATATTGAAGGTATGGAAAGAAGTGCACTCAAAGGAATGTTAGGTACAATAAACACTTTCAAACCTGCGATTGTATTGGAAAGGGCAAACGGCGAGGATATATTGCTAGATATGGGTTACAAGAAACATAAACAATTTGGATTGGATTGGCTATACCTATGAACATATACACAGTAAAATGGGGAGACAAATACTCCTCTGAATATGTAAATAAAATTGCATATGATATTTGCTCTGATTTTCCAGAAGAGAATCGTCAGATGTATTGTATAACTGATGACCCAGAAGGATTAGAGGATTTCATTGAACCTATCTTGATTCCTAAGTATAATGATTTAGAAAAATGGTGGAACAAAATGTATTTGTTTTCGCCTTTGGTTGATCAGAAAGGAGAAAAACTTTTCTTTGACCTTGATATCCTAATACAACACGACATCACAGCATTTGAAAATTTTGAACCAGAGGATTGTTTGGGTATTGTAAAGACTTGGTGGCACGATCTCGATCGTATGCGCGAAGAAACAAAACACGTTCCCCATAAATTTAGCGATATCAACTCAAGTGTACTGAGATGGAATGATAGTTTTGACTCTGCAAAGCTGTGGGAATACTTTAATAAATATAAACAACAGATACTTTGGCAATATCGCGGTATTGATAATTTTCTCTGCGATAAAAACATAGTCCCGATGAAACTGTTTCCTCTAGGATGGGTGTATAGTTTCAATCAAGGTTATATCTATCCACAAGATACTGAAAAGCACGTGTATCGTGACTTGCCATATATCTGTTTATTTGACTCTATGGGTAAAAGTGAAGATGTTAAAATCTAATTTTCTAAATAATTTTAAGTTCTATGGTGAAGCATTATATTTCATCGAACAAAAAGCACCACATAAACTTACCGACTTACGCCAATGTCACGAGGCAAACCATGTCGAAGCTGCAACATGGCTCGTAGAAGAACTGATCACAAATATTGATAACTGTGCAAGGCAGGAAAAACTGAAAGTTTTAGTTCTAAACTCTTGGTTGGGTATGCCACTTGTTCCTTTACTTTGTGAAAATATCGACATCGGAGAGTTACATTTAGTTGACCTCGATAAAGAAGCGTTGGATATATCTAAAATACTACACAAACATTACGCACAAGAGAAGTTTGTAAAGTTTAGACATCATTGTTTAGATATTCCGTTTGCATTCGATGAGTTAAATAAAATAGATGCGGACATCGTAATCGCTATCAACACCGAACAGATGTATCCGTTGAAAGAACTTACAACAAGAAACCCAATGGCATTGTTTGCTTGTCAGAATAGTAATGTTATTGAAGAGATGTATGGTATCAACTGTGTCAATTCAGTAAAAGATTTAACCGAGCAAATCGGTTTAGATGAGATATTCTATGAAGGACAAATAGAACAAACATACTATTCGTGGGATGGGCAAAAGAAGTACGATCGCTTTATGGTCATTGGCTCAAAAGAATAAGTATATAATCTAATTTTTCACACAACCCTTATAAATATTTTTAGGTAGTTATAAGAATTTATTTTTTTATAACTTTTAATAATACTTAACAGGAAAAACCATGACCACAGTTATAACAATAACGAAGAGCATGGTGCGAAAAACCAAAGCATTCGCCGAATTTCTAGCATACATTGCTCTTCCTTTAGGAATCCCATACATGATAATCGTGCAAACGAGAGCAAGTTATTTTGGATTTTAAAATATGAAACCAGAGGAAAGTCTCTTGCTATTCTGGCTAGCAAGGGCACGGAAAGCGTAACCCCGCTCAAAGGCGCATCCTGGATCATAATTGGAATATTCAGGGCATTTGAGAGCGCTTCGAAATGCTCGTAAATACCCTGGTCATTTGCCTTCAAAAGTGAGCCATGATAGGGCGGCATCATCATAACCATAGCAGCTCCCTGCTCCTCCGCACGCTGGCATCTAGCAACGGCTATATCGGTGCTGAAATGGCTACAGGTTGCAATAACTGGAACCCCTCCATTCACATAACTTAAACATAGCTCCTGAAGTATTGCTCTTTCTTCATCTGACAAAAGAAATTGTTCAGAGTAATT